CCAAACGCTTCTCACCGTAGAAGGTGATGAAACCGGGCAATGTCTGGTCATAACGGCGCATAACCATGTTCAAGCGGTCCACGATTGTGTGGAAGCGGCTCCAATCAGCAAAGAACATTGGGTACAAGCTGTTAGTACCAGCAGAACCTGCCGTTGTTTGTGAAGGAGTATCGCAATACTTATTCACAACAACATCAAAGCCCATCAACTGACCAACGATACCTTCGACAGACAAACCTTCGTTACGATTGAAGATAGGTGCGCCGTTGTTGTCTTTCAATGCACGAATTGCGTTCAACAAAATTGGGCTGATCACAAACTTAGCGTTTGCAGTCCAGTACTGTTGTGGCAACTGGTATATGAAATTCACAACATCGGTATAGGTGATGTTGTTAGCGCCAACGGTAGCAGCGTTAGTAGTGGTCTGATCATAAGTAGCCAAGCTATGCAAACCAGTGCTAGAGCCTGTACCACTTGTACCAAATGCCGCTGTAGAGCAAGTACCACCAGCGTATGTAGCGTTAGAACCAGCATACTGGTCAAGACCACGCAAGCCGTTTGTTCCACCGTATGGGTTAGTGCCAGATTGTGCTGCTTGGTCATTATTCTGAATCATTGACAAAGCTTCAGATTGTGAAAATTCAGCCAACATGTCGTCAACCACATTTGCTTCCAAGCCATCAATGTCATCAAGGGCAGCAGTACGAATAGGGAACTGCACATTCAAGTCTTGCAAAACTAATTGCCAGATTGTTGTGTCTTCAGTTGTAGTCGAACCGTTGTTTTGAATTGCATAACCCCAAGCAGCGCCAGCGTTGCCTGTTTTTACGCGAAACTGGTAAGAAGAACCATCAGTAGCAACAGTGCGTGAAACACCGCGCAATGGGTTAGCCAAACGCAGTGCAGCAAACACTGGGTCATAAGCTGTGCGACCACCTTTGCCATCACCACCAGCAGTCAAAGCAGAAGCTTCAGACAGGTAGGCTTGCATTTGTGATTCGTCAGCAAAGATTTGCAGTTCTTTTTCTACGCGACCGTTGCCTTTGTAGAAAGAAACCAATTGCTCTTTAACAGAACGATTGACATCTTGACGAGTTGTCTTGGCAGGAGCTTTAATAAGAGCAGGAGCTTCGATAGAAGAAACTTTTGCTTCCAAAGCAGCAACCATTTCGCTGAATTCAGCTTTGATAGCTTCAACAGCAGCGGGGATTTTGGCTTCTACAGCCGCAACGCTCTCAGCTTGTTTAGCTTCGATTGCGTCCAATTTTTCTAAGATTACTTGTGACATGATTAACCTTTAAGTCGTTTGTCTAGGAGTTTAAGAAGTTCTCTTTGCTCTAAAGCTTCAAGAATCTTCGCTTCGGTTGCTTCCGCTTCTGAATCTCTCAAAATTGGTGCGTCTTCAACAGGCTTTGTTACAGCATCTCGCTGCTCAAGCACCTGTTTAAATACAGAAGCAGCAGCAACCGCATTCTGTTTAGAAACCCCTGCATCTCGCAGAGATTGTTCTAATTGTCGCAAGTCAACAGAGCCGTCTTCCATAAAGAATTCGAGCTTGCTAACTTCAGCTTTAGGATTATTAGGGTACATCACAATGCTAGTCTCACGCAGACCACCTTTAGTGATTTGGAAGTAAGCTTCTTCAGATTGGTCGGGTTCTCCATCAGAATTAACCATCTGATATTCGTCAGCGTAAGCGCCAACAGAGACACCACCAAACATGTTAGGTGACTCGCTCATAACTTGATACAAATCTGAGCCAGCAGTGGTGTTCAGGAACAAGCGACCACTTGCGCTCATGCCTTCATCATCCATCTCAATGCTTGTCCATTCGCCAACAGGCATAGACTCTGCATTGTGATTTAGGAACATTGGGAGTGGTCTACCGGAGGAGGCAAATTGTTCTGCCCAATCCATAAAGCCTTCTGGCTGGTAGTTAAAACGGCGACCATCCGCACCTTCGCGTGGACCCCAAGAAGTAATGCGGGCTTCAATCTTGCCTGTAGGTTCGCCGTTTGCGGCTTTTTCCGTTAGGTTTAATCTCGCTTCGCAGATTAGATTCATTTGCTTCATTAATAGCCCCTAAAGCCATAGATTGGTTGTTATCTTGTATTTTAGGGGGTTGCCCCAAAAGAACAGGCAACTGTATTACAGGTTGACGAACCTGTTTTGCTAATGCTACCAGATATTTTGTATCAGTTTGCATTATTTATCAAGTCTTTCCTATATTCATTTTCTTAGTTTGATTACCACCACCGCCACCAGTATCTTGTGATGAACTTCCGGCAATAGCATCAGCCGGTTTATTAGGCTTTACCAATTCATCGCCACCTTCAACATTAGGCATGCCCATATATTCACGGGCTTCGTTAGGAGTCATTATTCCATTGGTCACACCGGCTGTCGCAAAGTTCATTTGGTCAAGTGGTGCGCCCTTTAAGAAATCACTGGTGTCAAACTCAACACACAATGATGGGTAACCTGTAAACAGGTGCTGCTTGAGTTTCTCTTGGATGTTGACCAGCATTGGGTACATAGTCCCTTTATAGAACTCATCCATTTGGGTCTGGCTGTTATTAAACTTGCCGTCAATAATGCCAATCATTTGCGGAGGCACACCAAACAAGCCACAGATACGCCTCATGGTCTGCATCTTCAGGTTAGCTGCATCAGCGTCCTGCAAGTTGAGCATTTCCAAAGGCGTGTACTTCATGCCTTGGTCAAGCAACATACCTTGACCGGGCTTAGATGGGTCAGATTGGCGTGAGCCTGTCATGTTGCTCCAAGCTTCCTTCAGACGGGCTGCAATTTCTTTATATTTTGCGTCTGGCACAACTGCTTCAGTAGAGAACATGCCAGATGGCTTCGCACCGTTCTGCATTACATAGTTTGCGTACAGGTCAATGTCTTGGTCCAAGGCAACCAACTCAGCAGCCAAGATACCTTTGTTAAAACCGGCAGAACCTTGCCATGCCATCTCTTTGCAGTGCATGATTTGATGCGCTTTGAGTGGCTGGTCACGGCTAAAACCGTAAGACGGTGTAGACAGTCGGTAAGATGGATACCTAGCAGGATTGATTGTTACAGCAATCAAAGTGCTATCCAAAATATACATTTCCAAAGGAGTCTCAGTTGCAGACTCTTGGTCTTTACGCCACCACAAAGTAAACGCTTCGCCAGCAAGCTCATACCACATGAGCCACTGATACCAGAACTCATATTTGCTCTGGAAGTTATTTGGGTTGTTCAAAAGCTTGGCTACTTGCTTTGCTTTTGTCTTATCACGGTTGCCAACTGACGGATCTTTGATGGCATTTACATATTCACCATCTTCGCCTTCACAGCAAATATTAATTGGCAGTTGTGCAAGCGCCCTAGCCTTAATCGCAATACAGGACATCACTGTACTGTTGCGAGTGAGCATGGACATGTCAACAGGGCGACCAGCATTGGTAGTGCTGGCAGTTGTGACATAGAGTATCTGGGTATTTACATTTGGCTGCTGTTTATTACTTTGGTAAACAATATTGTTGCCCAATGCAGTCTGACCAAACAACGAGTTGCTCTCATTATTTGTTACTTTTTTACTGCTAAAAACATCCAAAAGTCCCATGATTTTCTCCTATTTCCGCACATTCTACCAATCTAATGACCTAAAGCCAAATGATTCCGTAACGAAAACATTATCTAAGTGGCAGTGTAACGCCATAATCATAGAAATAATACCATCAACTTTGGCAGATGGGTCTGCCTCATTCTTACGCACCTTTACATTACCGTTGACATCGGTGTAAACCTCGCAGTTTCCAAGCTGCCAACCCACAAATGGATTGCCGTCATGCTTTATTGCTTTTTTGAGAATAAGCTGCTCAGTTGTTTTGCTTGGGTTTGACAGTACAGCCATACCTTGGCCCACTTTTTTGACAGGTAGTCCGTGGCTGTAGAGGTTTGCAACCAGCGCAGCGGCGTTGTAAGGGTCGAAAGCAATTTCTTTAACATCATGGTCAATACACTCCTGCTTGATGTAGGTTTCTATCTCATTCAGGTCTGTAACATTACCCTGAGTGAGCTTTAGGATACCACTTGCTTGAGCTTGTAGATAGATGGGCTTGTAATGGTTAGGAACAAAGTCCATAGACTCCTCTGGTAAGAAGAACTGGAATTTGGCATAGAAATCTTCTTCCCCATATCTGTGCAAGGTACAAACAGCATTCAAATCTCGACTGTGAGCCAAGTCAAACGCAATAAATGTAGATTCAGGCTTGTCTGCCGACATCTTGGCAATAGAGTCATCCCAGAACCGCCTATCAACCCATGCGCTATTGGCAGACACATAAATGTTTAATTGCTTACACAGGAACTCATTCAGGCTGGCTGGCTTGGCAGAAGCCTCATCTGCCATGTGTTTGATGTGTTCTTTGGTAACGGAAATGTCCAGCATGGGATTGGCTTTACCCCAGACATCAGGATTGCTCCACTCATCTCCGGGGTCAATGCTATACAGCAAGCCAAACCACCTAAAGTTATCTTCAGCAGCACTACGCAACACAGACCGAAAATGATTTAAATCTTCGTAAAACTTGGTTTCCTTTGTGAAGCTGGCAGTGGTCAAGTACATCCGCAGTGGGTTCTTACGAGCGCCCATACCAGAGTGCAGGACCTCGATGGATGACCTCTCAATAATCTGCGCTGCTTCGTCCACCATAGCCACACTAGGGTTTTTACCGTCACCCGTTTTCCTGTTCTCACGGGATAGGGCGCGGTAGGTAGAAGTCGAGTCGCCAGCTTTCTTTAGCTCACTGCGGTAAACAATGAACTTGGCAGCAAGCTCTGCTTTCATGCCTTCGACAATAGCCTTAGACGAGTCAAAGCAAATAGACGCTTGGTCACGGTTAGTAGCTAGGGTAAACACCTCTGCGCCAGCATCGCCAAACTGCAATTCGTACAGGGCAATGATGGAGGCCAAAGTAGTCTTTCCTGACTTTCTAGGTACAAACAAAATAACATCTGTCACCCAACGAGTATTGATGTCGCTCTTTGCTCGAAAGCCATAAATGCCAGCCAAAAATAGAATCTGGAATGGGGCTAGTTCAATAGGCTTGCCAGCTTCCGGTCCCTTTACATGGCGACAGAATTTCACAAACTTTAGTATGTGTTCAGCTTTCTCAGCCTTAAATTCGTAGGGTGCGTCCTTGCGCTCTGCCATATCAAGGAACCGCTGGCAACCCAGCTTTACATCCTCACATGCTGCTATGTCACCACGAACTACGCCGATTGCGTACTGAAACGCCGGTTTAAGCAGTGGCGAATAGCTCATCAATGTCGCTGGCTTTCTTACTTAGTTTAGGGCGACCACGGGCAACAAGCCCTAGTTCTGCAAGCATCTTAATAGCCTTGTCAGCCATCTCAGTGCGAATCTTGTACCAAGGGCTGGCAGCTTCCCCTGAATTGTATGAGTACAAATGACCACCAGCACGAATGTTGATTTCGGCTGTAAGCAAGCTGTCCACAGTAATAACCAAAGAGCCAATCAGGAATTCATCGCTTGCCGTAAGCGCACCTGTGCTGCCTTCTACCTCTGCGCGGATGGCAGTTTCAAAAGCAGACTTGTCCCAACTGTTTGGGTCCTCAAGATATTTCAAAATGTGTCTAGGTCTTTTAGCCATAAGGTCTTTCTGTCTTGTTAAGTTTAACTTAATAAATTCCATGCTGTTGCCGCACACAATGGGACTTGTCCATTACCAGCGCATTTAAGTCTGTCCATCCCAAAGGCCACCCCATCAGCCATTCGACCCACATCGGGTTCAGTTTGCCACCATTGTTTTTTTCCATATCCCGTACTGCTTGATTGATGGTGTATTGTGCTTGGTGGCCTGATTTTCTTTTTGGAGTCCAATTTGGCTGAGTTCCCCGTTGACCGCAACTTGCGTCTGGAGTCGGCCATTTTTGCAACAATCCAAATTCTGTCCCTCTGATGGTTTGCTCCAATGTCCGCTGCTCCCAGCACTCCCCATCGCGCATTAAACCCCATGCGGGCCAAGTCTCCAAGAACGGTTCCAAGTCCCCGAGAAGTGAGCATTGGTGAGTTTTCCACAAACGCAAATCGAGGCTGTACTTCGTAAATGACCCGCGCCATTTCTCGCCACATCCCGCTTCGTTCTCCGTCAATGCCAGCCCCCCCCCCCGAGATTGAGATATCTTGGCATGGAAAGCCTCCTGATACGACATCAACAATTCCTTTCCACGGCTTTCCGTCAAAAGTTTGTATGTCATCCCAGATTGGAAAAGGCGGGAGAAGTCCGTCATTTTGTCGGGCGCACAATACGCTTGCGGGATAAGGCTCCCATTCGACAGCGCAGACTGTTCGCCATCCGAGAAGTTTTCCCCCAAGTATTCCTCCACCAGCGCCCGCGAAAAGAGCCAACTCATTCATATCCTTCCTTGTCTTGTTTTTTGCAAGCGTAGCACAACCAAACCGGTTCGTACACCCCCCTCCAACTTTGTCCCCCTCCGTAATTGAC